GCTGAATGTCGCGCATGTGATGAGATGATTCGTCGAAAACGTACACCACCACCTGATGCGTGTGCTAAAGCCGAATGCGGTCTGTACGACATGGACGAGCCTCTTCGTCCCGAATGCAATAATTGCAAGATGCGTGCCATGCTCGGCAATAAGACACCTTGCGGCAGTTGCAGTCGTGTTGAACACACTGTTATTCCCGACGACGAAGATGAGTCTCGTGTTCCGAATAAATATGCTGATGAACTCAAACGAAAGTTCATGCACCAGCAGTACATCTCGGAAGTCGATCCAGTACCTCACGGAACACCTGGAATGCGCGTCACTGTTGACAACGTACCGCGAAAAGTACCTCGCGACCTAGTTCAGCTGATGGAAGGCGAAGCAATCATCGATTCTCAAACAATGCAAAATTTGCCAATATACGTCAACAACGTGGTTTTTATCGATTCTATTGAACGACCATCGTTGCGTGGCGTTATGGTTGGCGGTCATTTCGGCGTTTGCTCGGCCCACGCTTTTGCGGGCCGATCCGTTGGAGACACTTTTACAGTTTTTGACCGTTACCATCGTCCTTTACGTGCCGCTGTTTTTAAAATTAACACGAAGCGTGATATATGCGTTTTCCGACTCGATAAAACTTGTGAGCAGTATAAAGACATACGAGCCCACATGCCACGATCAACTGACTTGTTCAATCGGACTGGTCAACGTGCCCTTCTTGTGCACGTTGCACCAGCGAGAGGGCGCACCGAACACGGTGCGCTTGTAAATACAGTCACGACTCACACCAACGTGATTATATTACAAGAACGTGCTCAGAAGAACCTTACTACAGGTGTCACTGTTACCGGACAACTGTACCGTGGTCATACGCGCGGCATTCAAGCCGCCGACGTGATCACTGTCAAAGGAGATTGTGGCTCACTCGTCTGTCTACTCGATCCAACAACCGAAGCCAAACTTGTCGGTTTTCACACTGCTGCTACTGCTGATTTGGGTTTGATGGCCCTGTTTCTGCGAGATGATTACGGTTTTATGGATATAATGATCCCTCAATCGATCGATGATCACGCGTTTCAAGACGACTGGCGACCAACAGTCCTTCACCATCAGATGGTCAAGCTTTTGCCTGAACCGGTACAATATGGACACGTCGAGCTTATTGGCGTGTTATGGAATGGTGCTGAAGTTTTACATCAGCATCACAACACCATGACGCGTCTGTGGCGTAGTCCGTTGTCGCTTACCGAACCGTCTGATTCTGACGTCTTCCAACCGTGCGCATTGTTCGATGGAGACACTCGTCTTCCATATTACTTTGATCCTTTCCAGAATGGAGCCGACAAATTCAATCACGAGTTCGTGGACATCGACGAACCGCTTGCCGATTTATGTATTGAACACGTAGCCGAATACTATGCTGATCTGTCGTTTCGCAAACAGTTTACTTGTCGCAAAATGACGAAAACGGAAGCCATTAACGGAATTTCGCTTTTCAAAACGTCTAGTCCACTGTCCCGCGACACTAGTGCGGGATTTCCGTGGTCTCAAATGCGCGGCGTGACGAAGAAAGGTAGCTTCTTTGACTTTGATGCTACCCGCCAGATCTGGGTCCTTGCGGATTCAACTCATGGCCGTCTTCTGAACGACGCCGTTGACGCTAACGAAAATGCGATCCGACATGGCAAACGTATCGCCATTGTCAACATTGCGACGTTGAAAGATGAACCTCGAAAACTCAAACGTATCTATGACAAACCAGATACTCGTGTTTTCTACGCTTCACCACTCGACGTTGTAATGCTGATGCGAATGTACTTCCACACTGCTTCTTGTTGTATTACTGAAACTCATCGAGAGACACCCATTAAGATTGGCATCAACCCGTCTGGAATTGACTTCCACGTGTTGTTTGAAAATCTTACGTCTGTCGGTGATGATGCGTTTGACCTTGATGCGTCTGGCTGGGATTCTACCCTCCCACCTTACGTGATTGGTCAGTTGTACAAGATCTACAACCGCATTTATGAAGTGTGCGACCCGCTTGCAGAACGGAATCCAAAGCTGTTTGAAGAACAACAGAACATCCGTCGTCGACTACGTGATCATTTGACACATCCACTTGTCGCTTATCACGATTTTGTCGCTTGTTACCACGGTGGTAACATTTCGGGCCAGACTACGACTGGGCTCGACAACTCTCTAGTCAACTTTGTATTGTCTTATTATGTTTATCACAAAATTGTCGAACAACATCATAACCGGATCTTTCTTCAGTTTTCATTCTTCATGTCAAACGTTGGACTTGCTATCTATGGTGATGATTCCGTCGTCGTCGTTTCGCCCGCCCTCAATAAAATCGTGACACCTCTCCGATGGATTGAGGGATTTCGTGACGTCGGAATCTCACTCACCAGTGCAGACAAGCTCAGCGATGTGGAAGTTGTGTTTAAGCCTGTTGCTCAATGTCAATTTCTCAAACGAAACTTCGTTCGTTCGGAGCGTCCTAACCGTACCCCTGGTATGATTACGGGCGCTCTGGAAATGGATGTGTTTTACAAGATGCTCGATTACTGTATGTCTGGCAAAGCGCACGACTTCTTTCGGGAGCCGGACGTTATGCGTTACGACATCCGACAGATGCAATCCACAGCTGGAACTGCTCTGTTGGAATCGGCCAACCATGGCCGACAGTTTTTCGAGCTCATGCGAGCACATCTTCGTCGTCGTTCTCGAGAATTCGATCTTGGCATTGAGCTATTCTCTTATTCACAAGCTTTCGACATTATTTGGAATGTTGAGACTACAATCGCATCTCAACTCGAAGACGTAAATGCTGAAGAAGAAGAAGATCTACTTTTCAACGTTTTCACACCTGATGAGTCACCGTTTGAACCTCACTGTAACATGTCCGCACCAAGCAAACCCCAGCCAGCTGTCGTCGGCGAGAAGGGAGGACCCTCTGAAACAGGGAACCACCCCAAGTCCTCTGGAGGATTCGATGCCGCACAGAATATGGCAGGAAGCGCCTCCGCAGCTATCGTACCGTTCAGTGGCGCTGTTGGACTTGCCTCAATCGAATGTTACACAAAAACGATCTTGCTCTCAACTGTCGTTTGGTCCAGTACCGCGGCCGCTGGGAACGTTTTATTCGCCAATAAGATCAACCCGTTTACACAAAATCCCATCATCGCCTACTTCTCCCGTCCTTACTACTGCTGGTCTGGGGGATTTATTTTTGAAGTCACGCTTGTGGGAACCGGATACAACGGAGGAAAAATTATGCTTGTCAAAATCCCTCCTGGAGTCAACTACGACGGCTTTACTGCCCAGGATTACTCTGTCTTTCCAAATCAGATCATTGACGTCAAAGAAGCCGGTTCTATTGCGCACACAGCTTACGACGAGAAAAATGTCGTTTTCCATTATACAAACGTCCCAAGCACAGAGCAAGACGGATGCGGTGGCACTTTTGTCATCGTTGTCCTCGCTCCCCTTATCAACGCCAACGGCACTGCTTGCCAGGTTAACATGCTTGTCTTCAATCGCGCCGATCCCTCATTCCGAGTTACCCAACTCCTCCCGATCGATTATGCAGAAGCCAATAACGTCGACATTTCCGAGGCCGAAGCACTCTTTCCTCCAATCATGCAAGAGACATACATGAATTTGCCTGTGACAACGGCGTTCGTGAGTGTCGCTGCGTCGCAAATTGCCACTGGTCAGTATGGACAGGTCAACGGAGCAGGGGCGAACACTGGAAACGGTGTTTACGCCCCTTATCCGGGAATCTTCTTCATCAACGACGACAATGGTACCAACGTGACGAATGCTAATGGAGTTAACGTGAATCGACCAATGACTGCCACTACTGTACCCGTGCAGGCTGTGTCACCCTGGCAGATTAATACAATTACTAACGTGTCACCGACTGAAATTACATCGAGTGGAGAACCTACTTTCATACAAGGAACGGTTGATTTCGAAGACGTCGAATCTGGAGACGGACTTGTGTTCGGATCTAATCCTACCATTTTCAGTGTGCCTATCAATTGTGTTCACACCTGTGTTCAAAATCCTGACGCTGTAGTCAACAATCTTGAAATTAGCGAGTCTGTTGTCACATTCGGCGGCTCGTGGTATGCGACTAACAGTCAAACTAGTTTCGTATCTCAAGTCATGTCATCTTGTCTTACTGATGTTCAAATATCCTTCTTGTCATCCGGTACACTTACGCAGATCATGGGCCCCGGCCAAGCGATTCTGTTTGAAGTTATGGAAAAGTCGACCGGATTACCAGTCGGATATATAAAATTCAACTATCCTGGTTACTTCACCTGTTTGCCGCAGTCGAGCCCGTTGACGTTGAATTATGCGAACTATCGCATGAGAGCATTACAGTTGATGCAAATGTCGACGCCGATTCCGGCAAACCCGACTACCCTCATGAATGGGACGGTTTCGCAAATGAAGATGATGCTGGCTGCCCAATAGCCTCAGCATCCGATGCGTGTGTGCGACTTGCTAGCCACACAACAGCGAAAGCGTTCTTGCAGTGATGGATTTCTTCCCTGACTTTACGTATTCGGAGTGGATGTTTCTCTTCCTGGAAACTTGGAACATGAACTGGAATAGTTCGCGTGCCGAGTTT